CACCGTCAGTCTCCTCCTTATGCTTGGTGGGAGCCGTCCATTGACACGGACAATCTCTCCTCTTACCTTCTTTGTCAAAGCGGGGTTTGTGCACACACTTCACGACCTTGACTGGCTTAGGCTTCTTCTTATGTTCAACCGCAGCCTGCTTAGCCTTTTCCTTTGGCTTAGACTTCACCTCTTTAGGTTTGGGCTTACCATTTGGTCCCACCTCCATCCAAGTGCCCTTCTGAGCGCGCTTGCCTTTGGCATCTGCGCGAGGGACAACCTTGGAGGCCTCGATGAACGCATCCAGTTCCTGGTCCATCTTGTCCAACTCCGACATCTCAACGAAGTCTGGATTAGGTTCCAATAAAGGGAGGCCATCTGCAGCATCATCCGCCGTTTGCAACATATTCTGCTGAGCGGCATACACACCAATAAAACCATCGGGTACAGATCCTGATGTGGCACTAGTTGGGGCTGCAGGGATTTCATCCACATACACGCCTTCGGTGCCTTCAGGTAACTTCACGCCTGGGTTATTGGGTGCCTTCGGTATGATATACAGGAGATCGCCCACAACACACGACCTCTTAGGATCCTTTATGGGATCGAGTGGCAACCCCGTGCAGAGGGGCGCCTTTAGCAACAGGCCAGCGTCACGGCTATGCTGCAAAGCTTTGATCCATCCCCAAAATCTATCTCTATCGAAATCAGGTATGCTCAAATCAAACACTTCGTCCATCCAACCTGAGTCTTCATTAGGCCAGTTGGTGTCCAAGGGTATTCTACCTCCCCAAGGGCAAAGGAGGCCACCATCGAAATCGCCAAGCAATTCTTGCGCGATCGTCGTAATCTCACCAATGACGGGCGAGTTATGATCCATACGATAGTATCCGGCTAAACGTTCACCCAGCCGCTCAAGAGGGTGCTTGAGGTGAGTAGGTCCTATAAACAATTTAGATAGTAACCTGGATGGGTTGGCCATGGAGTTCACATCTCCAGTCCATACGTCGCGAGAGAATTGGCGGTTAAGGAAATTCACCCCTAACTCCCCGCGAGGGACCACGACAATCTCGTAGTCTTGACCCATTATCTCTGAACTCCTCTTCAAAGCCTCTGGATCAACTGCACCCGTGAGGCTGTCATCCCCACCGTATATGCCCAATCGAGCCCAGGCCTCATTGGCACCAAGCTTGAATCCATTCACAGTAGTCTCTCGAAGAGCCGCATAATCTATGAATGCCGTCAAAACTGAATTAAAATCCGCAGTTTCGCCAGAACCTGATCCTCGTGTAAATCCAGACCAGTATTTGCGACCTTCAGTCGTCTTCCCAGGGATGGCAATCTGCTTGTCCATGCACTCATTAGCGTGGCCATGGTACTCAGTAGCCAGGAATCTGAGCATACAAATACGCTCTAAAATTCTCGCAACTCGTTTGACGTGACCATCAAATCGGCTCCCATCCGCCGCTATAGCCCAAGCAGCGTTATTGAGAAATTGCACTATGCGCTCAGCGCAATCTCTCGGGGTCTTGGCAAAGGCATACCAGTCCTGTTTGCACATAACTCCATTGTGAAAAGCGTACATATAGCACGAGTACGCCAATTTCACATCCGGCTCGGCTTGTGAAATTAGTCGCGGGTCTGTGGGCTTCTCATAAACTTCGCCTTTCTCAAAAGAAGACCACTTGGCGCTAGTGTTTGGTCCCATTGCGGCGGCCCTGTCCAAAATGCTTTTCTGTGAAGCACTATCCTGTTTCGCATACACGTAATCAATATCGACAGGGTGCCCTCTATGTGGCACAGGTACAAGGCGCTCAGCAAACTCCAACATGTAACCGACGAAGGATGGTGGCACAGACTTCACAGGTTCACCTATGAATTTCTCTATGCGTCCCTCCACGGCTGCATTATCAGACCCTATGGTTCGAGGAAATCCGTAGCACGTCCCAATCAACGAGGACCCAAACGGTGCTAACGGCATTTCCGCAGTATAGTCATGTTTGTCGAAGTAGACTTCGGTCAAACCTACACTTGGCGGATAAACCATAGGTGGGTAAATTGGCAGTCCAGCTCTAACATAAACACTGATAACTGCACACCAACCTGGAGGCAACTTCTCGGTTGGCAATCCAACGGGGCACGTTGGGTAAATGTTACTGGCCACGACAGCAGGTGATATAGGTACTTTCATCGTCATGGCAACCGCTCGCATTGCATCGAAATCGGTTTTGGGAAGGGTAACAGAGAGGTGATCACCGTTAATTGCCACACTGCGTAAGAGACCGCTGGGTGTATTAACGTCCAAGCAGACCAAATCCACCTCGATTTGACCACCTCGTCGCATAACCACTGGCTTCAACCTCTCAAGTTTATTGCCTTCAATAAACCAATCAGAGGGGCACAGTGACGGAGCATCGAATGTTCCTATAAGACTCAACAATACGATGCTGTGGTGTTCATCGACGTACTTGCGGTCAATGTGGTACCCACTTATGCGTTTTGTAGCGTAGGCAGTG